TTAGAATTTATCAAACTCCGCCTGTCCAGCCACCTTGCTATATTTAACACCATCATTTGATTTTTCAGTCCAGATATCCAGTACCATACCTATGGTTAGTAAATCAAGTTCAGAAATGCTTATCCCTATTTCCACACATCTTAGTAGAAATAGGGCTGTTGTCATTTCCCTGCTACTCTTTGGAAGTTTTTTTTAGACTGAACTTCCATCTCAAGGTTTGCTCCCCAAAGTTCAAGTATTTCAGGTAGAATCTCATAAATGGAAAACATCTCAAACTGGTCAAGCCAATCATCAATATTTCCTAGAATACTTCTATCTGCATGGTAAGCCATGATATAGGCTACATTTTCAAATATCTCAAGGTCATCTATTTCAAATGAACCCTCACTTGCCTTAAATGTCTTTTCTAATTTTGACAGGTCCTTGAAAATATCTCTCTTAAATTTAATTCTGTATAGCCTTGGAATTGTAGCTGACGAACGAAACTTTACATCAACCTCTCCTACTCTTACTGTTTTTTCTAGCATAAAAATCCTCCTTAATGTCCTGTAGGTTTAGGTGCTTCACCTTTAGCCTGTGGAACATACACACTCTTATACCAATTAGCATAAGTATCTGCAGATGTAGTATCTCCAGTCCTTGATTTTACAAGACCGTCCTCTCTTGGATCTGCTGTAAGTGATAGTGTTTCTGTTCCAGGTTCAATCGTATCTTCTTTAGTTTCTGATTCAATAGATGGTCTTGATGCTGAGCAGTTATATAGAACGTGTCTAATCGCATTTACATCACCATCAAATTCAAATAACAGTGCAAACTTTTCTGTTTCAGATACATTGGCCTTTTCTACAAGCACACCATTTCTATCAAGTTCTTCTTTTAGAATTTCTGTTCTAAACCACTCTGGGATAAGTGCAATCTCTAAATCCCCGCTATATCCGTTATTGGCAGTTGATCTAAAATACACAATACCATCTGCATAAAAAGGGCTAGACTCCCCTTCAGCATCAAGACTGATACTGACAGCTCCCGGAATTGCCTTTGGATTTTCGTAAGTAAATGCACCACTTGTATCTTTTTTCAGCTTTGCAGCATGAACATTTTTAAGGTTATACTTTACCTTATTTCCCATTTGTCTTTACCTCCATTTCAAAAATATATATGACTTCATAGAGTTTTTCCGACTCTATAAAGACTTCTGATTTGTTATAAAAAATACCGTACTCATCTAGTACGACTTCTACCTTCTTTTCTATATCTAGATTTTTGTAATCTGTATAAACTTCAATATGAACTTCATTTGCTTTAAAATACACCCTTCCATCCGCTGAAAAGTTATCGCTTACTGGCAAGATGTAAATAAGAAAAGGTGGATTTGGCGATTCACCTTCTGCAAAATGGTGATAAGCACTCGGAAATCCAATTTTCTCTATAATTTCTAGTAGCTTATCCATTTGAAATCGCCTCCTTTATCTCTTCTTCAAATACCTTTATAGCTTTTTCCTCAGCGTTTGCAATGTGAGGCCTAGCGGATACCCTACCTCCACCACGCTTTGCATGACCAAACTCAAGAAGATGGGTAAGCTGATATCTATTTTTAGAATGAACGACAAGTTGCAGACTGCTTGATGTTTCTCTCACAGTTTTTACCGTCCAGCTTTTAGAATACTTACCTGTATCACTTGGAGCACTTGCTTTAATTTCATCACGCACAGTCTTTCCTGCATTTTGAACTGCCTTTTTTACTTTTTCAGTTGTAACATCAGCATATTTTTCAAGTTCCTTCATCACTTCAGATGAGAGGCTATCTATTTTTACATTACTCATCTTTCCACTCTCCTGCAGTGCAGTTTCATACTTTTCTTCTTGTAATTCATATGGTCAATACCCTTTATTTCATAAATAGAATTATGAAAGATTACTCTAAAACCTATTGATGAAATATCAGCTACCTCTCTACTGTATCGAATAGTAAAATCAATCTTGCTTTCATCCCATATAGCACCGCTACTTGTTTCCTCCTGCGGGCTTTCACTGCTGATGGTTGCATAGCAAGAATAGTATTTACGCCACACATTTTTATGGTTTCCTATTTTATCCACTTCAATTTTGCTTTTTTCTATAGTAATGCGTTCATTTAATAGTGAAACTTTCATTAAAATCCCGCCTTTCTTGCTCCAAATAGCATAGATCTAAGTGTAATTGTTAACTCATGGTGGTCGGCCTCTTCTCTATGTTCATAAAGATAGGCAGCCCCATATAAAACTGCCACCTTATATTCTTCAAAGTTTTCTCTGATGATTTCTTCTTCATTTTTTCTTGCAATAGCAAGGCACATCTTTTCAGCTGATTTTATAAGGGTGCTAATCAGATTATCATCTTCACTGGTATCCACCCTAAGATAGTTTTTCATTTCTTCAAGACTTACAACCATAACCAGCACCCCTTTCCATTAATTATGATGTAGCCTTAATTGGAAGAATCTGAACAGCCTCTTTTAATACAAGCTTTCCGTCAACTCTTTCTTTAGCCACAAAACCAATCATGCCATTACCAGCAAATAGTTCAGTAAGTTCTTTGAAAGAACGAGCTCCTCTATCACCAATGTTGTAATAGCTAAAGTCACCAAATGCGATGGCATTTTCTGGTGCAAAAGCTGAAGTCTTAACTGGATATCCTAGAATTCTATCAGGCTCACCTTCCTGATAAGATGGCTGCCAAATATATGCACCATTGTTATCTTTAAGCTTTCTCACCTGTGCGATTGTCTTATCGTTCATGATAAAAGTAGCATTTTTTCTATATGGACGTTTTAATGCATGGATAAGATCAATCAAATCATCAGATTTTACTGCTGTGATATCCTTTAGATAAGTTCCTCCATTCGTTTTATTAAAAATACCAGTTGGTTTGCCAGTACCATCACCGTTTAGGAAAGCATCTTCCTCTGCGTTTGCCAGTGCTTTACCAAAAGCTGTCAAGATATGGTCCTCTAGTTTAAATGCATTATCGTATAATAGCTCCTCTGTTACTTTGATTGCGACATGAAGTTTATGTGCATCAAGAAGTACCTGTGCAAACTTAGAATCGCCAAAGTTAAGTGCTCCACCTTCTTCAATCCAAGCTGCTGCAGGATCTGACATAGCAATATTGATTTTATGCTGACCACTTGTTGTGATAGTTGTTCCAAGAGAACGCATGATATTTTCTTCTTCAAGCGTCTCAATCAATCTGTCATCGTACTCGTCCGGAACCAAATACCCACCATCTGCATCAACGCCTTCTTGAAGAACATTTTCTACTCTCTTAAAGTTCGTACGCAGAGCATTTAACATAGCATTTTTATACTCATCTCTTGCTCTACCTTTCTTTTCTTCTCTTTCTTCAACCTTCATCGGTCTATTTACAATCGCATCAGACATAGGCTTGGATAGTTCTTTATCTAGTTCTTCCATCTTCTGTAGACGCTCAATCTCTAGGCTAAAATTATGGACCTTCTTTTCCATTTCGTCATAGACCAAAGCATCTTCTTCAGAAATAAGGCCGTCCTTATCTCTCTTACTTTCAAGAAATGCCTTAGCACCTTCCCAAGCCTTATTACGTTTTTCAATCATCTCTAAAATCTTACTCATAATCTTTTCTACCTCCAATTTCTCATTAAAAAAAGACGGTCCATTAATTCGTCCGCCTTGATGCCTTTGTTTGTTTCTTTATTTTCTATCTTGCATTTAGTAGCTAACTTATCCATCAGTGAATTTACTACTTGTGCCTTTGAATACATCATGCTCACTTGTGGAACTTCCACATCGGTAGTTTCACTTCTTTTTAAGATGTCATCTGCAAAACCAAGTTCTACCGCTTTATTAGCATCCATCCATGTTTCTGAATCCATTAGATGAGATAGTTTTGCTCTGGACAGTCCGGTCTTAATTTCATAAGCATTGATGATTGACTCTTTTACCTCATCAAGCATGTTGATAGCTTTTTCCATCTCACCCTTATTTCCAAAAGCAATGGTCATAGGATTATGGATCATTAGCATGGATACCGGGCTCATTAAAACCTTTGTTCCTGCCATTGCAATAACAGATGCAGCACTTGCTGCTATGCCATCAATCTTGACTGTGACATCACCCTTATAGTCGATTAGCATATTGTAGATTTGAGCTGCTGCTACACAGTCGCCTCCTGGAGAGTTAATCCAAACAGTTATGTTTCCATTCCCCTTATTTAACTCATCTTTGAAAATCTGTGGTGTTACATCATCATCAAACCAAGATTCTTCAGCTATCGTTCCATTAAGGAATAGGATGCGTTCTGTCACTTCCTCTTCGTTTTGGTTTTTCACTCCGTTCTTCCACTTCCAAAACTTCTTCATTAGGTTCTTCCTCCTCCCCTTCATTACCTGCAAATGCTCCGGCACGGTTTAGTGGGAGCATATTTCCATTTATGAGATACAAATCCCCGCCTTCTTCACTAGGAATACGGTCAAGGTTTTCTAATTCTCTAATATCATTGGCAGACATCCATCCGTTTTGCCTGCCGATAGCATATCCATTCATTCTTGATTGGTAATCTCCACGAAGGAGTCCATCAACATTGAATTTGACATAGTACTTTTTCTTTTCCTCCTCAGTAAACAGCCTTCGAACAATGGATTGCTCCCATCTTGCTACCCAAGGATCAAGAGTGTACTTCACAAACTCTAGAGATTGCTGCTCGATATTAGAAAAGCTAGACTTCTCAAGGTCACCTACCATATGAGGTGGTACTCTGAAAATCCTAGCTATCTCATTGATTTGAAATTTTCTTGTTTCTAAAAACTGTGCTTCATTTGGAGAAATAGAAATCGGCGTGTACTTCATTCCTTCTTCCAAAATCGCTATCTTATGGCTATTCCCTCCAGAGAATCCTTTTGACCAGCTTTCTCTCATGGCCTCAGGATCTTTTACTGTTCCAGGATATTCTAAAATTCCACTTGGTGTTGCCCCATTAGCAAAAAACTTAGCGCCATATTCTTCTGTTGCAATTGCCATGCCTATGGCATTTTTAGCCATTGCAATAGGTGAATATCCAACAAGTCCATCAAAACCAAGTCCTGGAATATGAAGAATATCTGACCCGTTTAACTTAACAATCCCTTGTTTTTCTGTTCCTGCATCTGAATCACTTACAAAATATTCATAGCAAATTTGGCCCTTATCATCTCTATCCACTTTCATCCTATCCGGCATAAGCGGATAAAGTCCTAAAACTTCACCCTTACCATTTCTGATAATCTGGGCATAGGCATTACCCCAAAGGAGTAAATGTGTCATCATAGTTTCTCTAAAAACGAAACTTGTCATTTCAGGATTTGGTTCATCGTGCAGCACCTTATATAACGGGTGCTCTATTGCTTTTTCAGTTCCTGTGTCGGTCCTAAGGTACACATGAAGTGGCAAACTTGCAACTGCTTCAGATAAAATACGTACACAGCTATATACTGCAGTCATCTGCATAGCCGAGCGTTCATTAACTCTTCTACCAGATGAAGAACCGCCCATTAAAAAGCTATATGCACTTCCATTTGTTCTATTTATAGGCTTATCACGACTTTTAAATAGTCCACTTAATATTCCCATTCAAATTCCTCCTAATTTTCTATATCAAAAAAGCACCTACTGTAATTAGTAGATGCTTATCGTTATGTTCTTTCATTATTTTATTTTAATAGCCATTCAATTACATCAATAGATTGAATCCCATCATATTCATCGTCAAGTGCTTTATCTAAAGTAATAACCATTTTTTTATAATTATTATGGATTTTTTGTAACGATTTTAATTCTCTTTCTCTTACCAATTCATTTTTCATGCTTTCAGTTACTTGAATATACATTTTTTCATTTGCACTTGTAGCAATAAAATCTACCTCTAAATTATCAATTTTTCCAATTGCCACATCAAACCCGCGTCTTAGCAATTCAAAGTAAACTATATTCTCTAAAGAATGTCCTCTGTCTCTATCTCTAAACCCAAGTAAATAATTTCTTAGTCCAATATCCACTATATAATACTTGCCAAGTGTTCTTAGATACTCTTTTCCCTTTATATCAAATCTCTTAACATCATAAAACATATATGATTCTTTTAATGCTCCTACATATGATGCAATAGTTTGCGTTGCTGGTTTCCCTTGTCGTTCACGATTTTGGATCATGTTTTCAGATACAAGCGTATTGCTTACCGAATTAAGCGATGTATTATTTCCAATATTATCTGCTAAAAATAATATGATTTTCCTAAGTAATTCTGCATCAGTAATTTGTCTTAAGCCTCTTCTTTTTTCACGTTCAAGGATATCTCTAACAACTACAGTTGAATATACCCCATCGAGTAAAGTCATCGCTTTGTCTTGTTCAAGCCCAACATCTGCTATCCCAGGCATACCACCATATCGCATATAGGCATCAAATAAGTCTCTGATTTCAACAATTTCATCATTCTCATTTACTGCTCTTTTTCTCTTTTCCCCAATTGGTGTTTTATATTCCTTTAATTTATATCCATGAAAATCTATAAATTCCTTAAATGATAATGGATACATTTTTATTTCTACATACCTACCAGATAAATATGTAGAGTATTCCGATGACAATAGATATGAATTGGACCCAGTTATATATATGTCGCAGTCAAAATCAACTCTAAATGAATTTATAGCATCTTCCCATCTTTCTATCCTTTGAAGTTCATCAAAAAATAAATAAGCCCTTTTTGTAGTTGGAATTTTTTTCTTTACATATTCATATAATTCTTTGTAATTCATCTCTTGAAACTCAAGGGATTCAAAATTTATTGCAATAATCTGATCTTGTTTAACTCCAGAATTTAAAAGATATTCCTGCATTAGTTTTAATAAACTTGATTTTCCACATCTTCTAATTCCTGTTATAACCTTTACGGGTTCTTTGTCTTTAAATGCAATCAATTGATTCAGGTATATATTTCTAGTTTTTAGCTTTTTCTCATAGTGCAACATACCATATCCCTCCTTTTTGATTACATTATACCCTAAACTTTTATTTTTATCAAGTTTGAGGTATCAATTACCTAAACTTAATCTTATTTCAGAAAATCAAGTTTTTCTGAAATAAGGATGACTCTTCCCTATCTATATTTCAAAAACAGATACCTACATAAATACACTCCCTCTTTCTTTCGCCTAATTATAGTATATTTTTAGGCGATTATTTATACTTGGCACTTTCTTCTGTGCGTTATAAAAGAAAAAACAACGCACAAAAGCAAGTCTTATCTTTACATAAATAAAATGCCCCTACTGTCATATACACTTTCAGTATTAGAATTACCGCACCTAATTGCCCTATCAAGTGCCATGATTGTCGCAATTGCACCATCGATTTTTTCTGTGGACTTTTCCTTATCTGCTTTGATGTTTCCTGCAGGATCTGTCCTAATAAATATATTATCCATATTCCATCTAAGAACAGGCTGCCCACCATGAGCAATTTTTTGTTCTAGTGTTAATTTCATAAGTTCTTTAGTAGGTGGTGACATATCCTTAAACCCTTGTCCGAATGGAACAACAGTAAATCCCATATTTTCTAAGTTCTGCACCATCTGAACAGCACCCCACCTATCAAATGCAATTTCTCTAATGTTAAATCTTTCTCCTAATTTCTTGATAAAGCTTTCTATATATCCATAGTGAACTACATTTCCTTCTGTTGTCTGAATGTACCCTTGCCTTTCCCATATATCATATGGAACATGGTCTCGCTTAACCCTTAACTCCAGTGTTTCTTCCGGCAACCAAAAATATGGAAGTATCACAAATTTATCTTCTTCATCTGTCGGTGGAAAGACTAAAACAAAGGCTGTAATGTCTGTTGTAGAGGAAAGGTCTAAGCCTCCATAACATACTCTTCCTTCAAGTTCATCTTCATTAACTGCAAAGGAACATAAATCCCATTTTTCCATTGGCATCCACCTAATTGCTTGTTTTACCCACTGGTTAAGTCTTAACTGTCTAAAGGAATTCTCCTCACCAGGATTTTGCTTTGCAGATTCACAGGCAGCCTTTACTTTATCAATTCCAACCGTCACCCCTAAAGATGGATTTGCTTTCTTCCAAACCTCAGGATTTGTCCAGTCATCTTTTTCATCTGCTCCATAAATCACAGGATAAAAGGTAGGATCTATTTTCCTACCTTCTAAAATATCCTTAGCCTTTTGATGCGTTTCATAGCAGATTGAATGCGTATCTGTTCCTGCTGTAGTGATTAAAAAGTATAAAGGCTGAGTTCTCGCATCTCCTGACCCCTTTGTCATGACATCAAAAAGTTTTCTATTTGGTTGTGTATGAAGTTCGTCAAATACTACCCCATGTATATTAAAACCATGCTTGGAGTAGGCTTCAGCTGATAGCACTTGATAAAAGCTATTTGTCGGCTGAAATACGATTCTTTTTTGCGAGGCTAGTATCTTCACTCTTTTATTTAAGGCTGGACACATCCTTACCATATCAGCGGCTACATCAAATACAATTGTTGCCTGCTGTCTATCAGCAGCACATCCATAAACCTCTGCTCTTTCCTCATTATCCCCACAACAAAGAAGTAAGGCGACAGCAGCTGCAAGCTCTGATTTTCCCATCTTCTTTGGGATTTCAATATATGCTGTATTAAACTGCCTATATCCGTTTGGCTTAATCACTCCAAATAAATCTCTTATAATCTGTTCTTGCCAAGGGAGTAATTTAAATGGCTTACCTGACCAGGTACCTTTTGTATGGGATAGACATTCGATAAAGTTTACCGCATAATCTGCATGTTCTTTATTATAAACGGAGTCCTTCTCTTTGAATTTAGTTGTCTTATACTTTGCCAATGCTATCCCTCCTTCTAAGAATAATCGCATTTTGACAAATCACAGATTTGAAACGATGCAATATCTGACCTGCAACGAAATCAAAGATTTCTGTTAGGTCATAAAAAAATACAGCCCCTAGGCTGCTACTACGAGAAACAGAGACTAAGCTCTGAAACTCATTTTTTATTTTTGATTCAATGCCCACTCTATGGCATGCCCATCATCTTCAAATCTTTTGTCACTGACTTCCCTAAGTCCAATAAAACCTTCGCATGTATGGTCATCATCTAGGAATTCATAAACTGCTGCAAAATAGCAATTTCCATCTGGGTGATAATAGTGTCCTACAAGAATCACCCTATCTCCAAAGGTTATAACCTTACCCCATCTAGTTTCTAAATCTTCTGGTGTTGCCTGCGTTGGTATTCTGTACTCTTTAGCTAGCTCTGTCATCTTGTTCATTTTCTTTATCTCCTTTGCTTTTGGTAGTACTATATATATCACTCTAAAAGCACATAATAGCAAGTCAAATTTAGAGATAAATGTAGTTTATTTCCCATAAATAATGAAATCAACATAAGCCTTTCTATCGGTTTCAAGAAAATCTACAAGTTCATAAAAGCCCATTTCAAAGGCGATTCTTTGAACAGCTATTACATCAAACATATTTGTGATTCCTGTATTTCTGATTACAAGAATTTGTTCTTTTATTTTATCGTTCATCTGAAATCCTCCTGCAAGAATCTTCACCATAAGCTACACTTAGGCTACTTCCGTTATCCCAAGAAACCATAATAGAACCAATATCATCAACACCTCTTACCGTTCCTTTTGTACCTACTGGTGGTGCCTGAATATCATCCATAAAGACAAGTTCCACTCTAGTTCCTATTGGATATCTTTTTCTTATCCCCTCTACAATATCTCTACTTGGAAATCTCATCTTTATGACCTCCATTTCTGAATGCAGAAGAACCAGATAACTTTTCAAGAAGTATCTTTCTATCCTGCTTAAATTCATTGCCTATAAAACCAAGTCTTAAAAGAAAACATCTAAAGGCATACTTTTCATTTATAACTTCTTTGGAAGATTCGTTAATACGTTTGGCATTTATGCTCAACTTACAAAGTGCTGCAATGAATTTTGTATATGTCATTAGATGTTCGTTATCGATATTTTCAAACCAAGGAAAACTTACTTTTTCTTCATCTTCCTCTATTTCAAGACTTGTAACTCCTAGTGCCTTTTTGATTAAATCGCCCTTGTTTTCAAAGATTTTTTCTAGCTTGGATAAATTTACCTTATCTCTTGGAATTGCCACTGTAAGCCCCTGTGTGGCCACAGTCTCCCTTTGTGGAAGGTCTATCCCATAATCACCTGCTAAAATTTTTTCAAGATTTTCTAGGTTTTCATCTGCCTTTGATGTAACCGTTCCTTCTTTACTCACAGTAAATGCGCCAATCTCATATGCTGCACTTGGCATTCCTAGGTATTTGGCTTTGTAGCCGGTTAAATCTTCAATTGCCTGAACTAACTTTTTTCTTTCAGCACCTTTCATTTCATACTTTAATTCCATGCTTTTTACCTCCTCTAATTTGGTATGTACATATATCACTCTAAAGGCTGTAAATAGCAAGTCATTTCTGTTCTTTATTAAAAAAATGCACAATTCCTGCTAGTACAAAACAGACATTAGGAAGTGCTACACCATTACCCCACATCTTATATTCGGCTGAATCAGTATGAGGGTTTTTAAGCCACTTTCTTATCTGTTTTTCACTTTTTGGCTTAGTAGCTTTTGTTACAACTCTTCTATATGTTTCAAAGACTTCAGACCAAAATTTCAATTCTTCACTACTAGGATTTTCTGTTTCAAGTCCATCGCACCAACCATCTGGGAAACCTTGAAGTCTTCCACACTCTTTTGGTGTAAGCCTTCGCACGATATATTTTTTACCTTCCATATCATTAACAACTGGAGGATCTTTATAGTCACTTGCTACTAAAGTATTCGCTAAATTTTCTACTGCCTCAGTATGATGCGAATTTTTACTTGTTGAATAAACAATAGCAAGACCGCCTTGATTAGCATCCGGTGAATTTAAACCAGTGTTTATGGTCCTCGCAACATCCGTTTCATAGATATTTGCTCTATGATTCTTTGTGTTTTCTGACGTGATTCTGACATCAAATATATCCATTTTATCTTCAACTACAAAAGGTTGATTATTTCCACCAGTTCCAAGACTTGCTCCTAGTGTATTACTAATATCAATTGGACCTTTGAATCTAGAATCCTGTCCATGATTTTCGAATACTAATGGCGGATGATTACCTACGCTTGCAGTAATTGTTCCACTTTTGTTTTCATGAACATCCATCCTCTGACCACCCTGGTCATTTAAGCACAGGTTTTCGACCCCGTTTCTAGTGCAAGTCTTAGAATTTCCGGTAGTTCTTTTCCACGGGCATTTGCTCTTTTCAAGATGCCAAGGCATGCCCTCGGACTCAAATAATATTTTTCCGGCACTTTCTCCATTAAAATCGCAGACAAGATAGATTCGTCTTCTTCTCTGGGGAACTCCCCAGTGCTGAGCATCAAATACCCTCCATGCGAGGCTGAAATCATCTGCCAGGATAAGGCCTGCATTTTGCCACCTGTTAGGTCTAGGCACATCAGTTTGATATCCTTTGATTTCACAGATTTCTTTAAGTACTTTTTTAAAGTCTTCTCCCTTGTTTGAGGAGAATGCCCCTGGGACATTTTCCCAAATGATATATCTTGGTTTTGTTCCATTCGTCCTCTCCCTCATTTCTTTAATAATTCTTATTGCCTCATAAAATAAATTAGAGCGAGAACCGTTAAGTCCCGCTCTTTTCCCTGCTATGGACATATCCTGACAGGGACTACCAAAAGTTATAATATCCACCGGCTCTATTTCATAGCCTTTTATATCTGATACATCCCCTAGGTGTTTTACTTCCGGCATTCTTTTTGTTGTAACCCTGATGGGAAATGGCTCAATTTCTGATGCCCATATAGGTTTAATTCCCAATAGCTTTGCTCCAAGCGGAAAGCCTCCACTTCCATCAAAAAGACTGCCAAGAGTTAATTCCTTACTCATCAGCAGTCACCTCGCTATATAGATATTCTTTTCCATCTCTTAACACTGATACATCTTTATTTGTTCCAACCTGCTCAATATATCTTTTGACGATTACATCACAGAACTTTTCATCAAGTTCAATAGTGTAACAAGAACGGTCTGTTTGCTCACAAGCAATTAACGTGCTACCACTACCACCAAATGGATCAAGTATAAGGGTGTTACTCATACTTGAGTTAGTAATAGGATACGCGAGTAGTGCAACAGGTTTCATGGTAGGATGTTCTGCATTTTTCTTAGGCTTTTCAAATTCCCATATGGTGGTTTCTTTTCTTCCTGAATACCACTGATGCTTTCCTTTCTTCTTCCAACCATATAGACAGGGTTCATGTTGCCATTGATATGGACTTCTGCCAAGAACAAGTGACGGTTTCTTCCATATGCAACAGCCTGATAGATAAAATCCTGCATCGTTAAATGCTTTTCTAAAATTCAAGCCTTCCGTATCTGCATGAAAAACATAGATAGATGCATCATCTGCCATCACCTTTTCCATATTAGAAAAGGCATCAAGTAAGAAGTTATAGAACTTCTCTGTATTCATATTATCATTTTTAATCTTACCTGCACTGCCCTCATAGTTTACGTTGTAGGGTGGATCGGTTACTACAAGATTTGCTTTCTTTCCATCCATCAAACCTTTGTAAGTTTCTTCTTTAGTCGCATCACCACAGATAAGTCTATGTCTTCCAAGTGTCCAAATATCACCTGACTTAGAAAAGCATGGTTTATTTAGTTCTTCTTCAACATCAAAATTGTCATCTTCTACTTCTTTATCATCTTCAAAAATACTGACAAGTTCACTTTCATCAAAACCTAAAAGGTCTAAATCGAAATCTGCTCCTTGTAATTCAGAAAGTTCAATCGCAAGTATATCTTCATCCCAGCCAGCGTTAAGTGATAGTTTATTGTCTGCAATAATATATGCCCGTCTTTGAGTTTCAGTTAGGTGGCTTTCCTTTACACATGGTACTTTCGTTAGCCCAAGTTTCCTAGCTGCTGCAAGTCTGCCATGTCCGGCTAAAATTGTATTATCTTCCGCTATGAGTATCGGAGATAAAAAACCAAACTCTTTTATGCTTGCAGCAATCTGAGCTATTTGACTCTCTGAATGGGTACGAGCGTTTCTAATATATGGAATGAGGTCATTAATATCTGCTAGATAATACTGCATTTCTTTTTCCATAAACTCCTCCCATTAAAAAAGACCCCACTCGGCAAATTTTTCAAATCCACCCACGGAGTCTATATATTCTTTCGCTACTCTTACTATCTCATCATAAGACTTACCGTCTACTTCTCTATCCCCAATTGCACAGCAAAGTTTAACTTCTTCGTCCATCTCCTGTGCTTTTAGAAAAGCATAGATGTTTACAGATACATCGGCCTTTGACAAGTCTTTCCCATGAAGTCCTCCACCATTTACGGAATCTGCCATATCTGACCCAAGTTTTCTATTGGTAGCTCCTGAATCTACATCAGTTCCACCAGTCCAATCTCCTAGTGGATTTACTTCTGCATAGGGATAGATTTCTCTAAGCTCTGATGTTTTAGCATTACTCTGACAAACAATCAGCCTTGTTTCATCTAAGATATACTTACCATCATACGGATATTTATTATAAATTTCTCTTGCTATTTTTGATAGTTCCTTCTGTTCATCTGTTAAAGGCACTCCCTTAAAGATACCATTATCACCACAGCGAACCTTGTTCTTTTGATTGTTTGTCAAATGTACATCTTGAGGAACAATCACAATATCTGCCTTCACATCGCCTGCGATACGATGAATGATTTTTTCAATTGGCTCCTGATAGAGTTTTTCTGTTGTTTCTATGATAACATGGCACACTCCGTGTCCAATTAACACTTCAACTGCAATCTTAGGGTTGTCATTTATCTTATATGCTAAATCTACTATTGCACCAGCAATTCTATCTGCTATTTTATCAGGATGCATTGGATTTACTTTTTCTATCATTTTCTACCTTCCTCCTCTCAGTAGTCTTTCCATAGGATCATTACTTTCTTCTTCAAAAATTTCTGTACAATTTTGCTTTACAATATCATAAATCTCATACCAAATTAGGTTCGCTGTCTTTTGAAACTGACTAGACATCTGTATAAATGGAGAGGCAATCACACCTCCGGTGGTTGGATGTTTTCCAAGCATTCCGTACCTACTGATTGCTTCTTCACACTGAATATACCTTGCAAATGCTTGTGAATAAGATTCAATAAGCCTTTTATTTACCAGCTTTTCACATTTTCTTTCCTTTAGCCACTGCCATGTTTCTTTATATATGCGGTCTGCACCAAGCGGGATCCCACTCTTTTGCTTAGCAGATAGATACTCACTTGGTTTGGGCATATCCATGCCTTCAAGTTCTACCCCTTCCGGTAAATCTACAGATTCCAGTTCTGTATAGTATTCATCTGGTATATCATTTGCTAGTATTTTTACCATTTCCCCAGCTTGTATTTTTTCAGCTACTGGCTTTGGCTTATCTCCAGCTCTGACCCTTCTTCCTCCTCTATATGTTCCGTCTTTAGCCAAATTATCACTCCTTAAATTTTTACTTTCTTTAATACCCTGTTTGAACCTCTCTTTTTGTGCGTGAGACCCCACGCCCGTTCCCCAGTGGATAGGTTTGTAGAGATTTTACTCCCCCTACCCCTTATTTTTATTCCATCTATCACCACGACTTGCATGTATTCTCGCATGACACGATTTGCATAAAGAAATCAAATTACTTTTGTTATGATTTCCACCTTCTGATAAAGGTTTGATGTGATGTACTTCTTCTACAGGTACTAAAATTTTCTTCTTAAAACACTCCTCACAAAATGGATGCTCCTTAACATAAGCATCTCTTACTCTTTTCCACACCCGTCCATACCTTCGGCGTACAGCAGGATTCCTGTCGTACTTCTCGTAGCGTTTGTTCTCCTCTTTTTGATGCTTTTCACAAAACCTTTCATCAGTTAAGTTCGGGCATCCAGGATATGAACATGGACGCTTTGGTTTTCTTGGCAAGCCTTCCACCTCCTCCCATACATAAGAAAAGCCCTGAAGGATTTATCCCTCAAGGCTCTGTTTTATTTATACTTCTGACAAGTATATCATACCATATTTGATGCTATGACATCTACTGACAATCACTGCCATCAACTGCCATTAGCTGACAACTTTTAATATTAATTGGATTTTCAGGTAGTTTCAGCTTTGCTAGAGCATTTCCATGCCACCTAAATATCGTCCTTTCACTTGCAAATAGCAGAGAACTTATCTCATCCCATTCTAGACCTTTAACATATCTGTAATTCAAAACCAGCTTTTCATCAATACTTTCTAATTGTTCTATTGTTTCAAGTATCTGAAGTTTTAAGTCCATAAAAAGATTCACTTCATTAGCTATCTTTATCTCAAGAATGTTTATTTTATCAAGCCATTTCTCAAATGGCGCTCTTGTATTTCTAGTAGTTTGTATATAATCTCTATCAAAAGCAATACTTGAAACACTGACTGATAACTCTCTAATTCTTTTTAGTTCTTCTAAATCAAGTTCAATAATTCGATTCAGTAATCTGTGTTGCTTTAAATATTCTTTTTTATCCATTCTTACCTCCATCTGAGGTAAGTTCTCCATAGAACCTCTCTTCCTCGTTACTTTAATCTTGCTTTCACTGAATCTATCAGTGCATCTTGTATTTTTTCTTTTGCCTTAAGGGCTTTCATAACATCTTCATCAATCGTTCCTTTAGTTAGGATATGATGAATAACAACCGTATTATCTTGCCCTTGACGGTAGAGTCTGGCATTGGTTTGCTGATATAACTCCAGTGACCAAGTCAGTCCAAACCATATTAGAGTAGATCCCCCAGCTTGAAGATTGAGTCCATGACCTGCACTTGCAGGATGAATTAAAGCCACAGGAATTTTACCTTCATTCCAATCCGATATATCATTAGCTGATTTAATTTCTCTGACATCAAATCTATCTTTTATTTTTTCCAAATCATGTTTAAACCAATAAGTCACAAGAACTGGTTTGCCATTTGCACCTTCGATTAAATCCTCTAAAGCATCAAGCTTTCTATCGTGTATATGGAGACTTTCCTTGTCATCGTTATAGACAGCACCATTTGACATCTGAAGAAGTTTGTTTGAAAGTGCTGCTGCATTGATAGCATCAATCTCGTTTTCTTCAATGGATAACACCATATCTTGTTTCAAAGAATCATATAACTTTTGTTCTTTATCCGATAAAGTAACTATCACTTCGTTCATGACACACTCTGGCATCTTTAGAAAATCTTTTGACTTCATGGAAATTGTAATATCAGATATTAGACTATATATCTTTTTTTCTGCTCCATCTTTTGGCTTATAGGAAAATATCATCTGCTGATTTCTTTTATCTGGTACAAAGAAATTCTGCCTATAGTAAGTGATATATCTTCCAAGTCTTTCTCCCATATCAAGCAGTCTAAACTCTGCCCATAAATCCATCAGACCGTTACTTGAAGGTGTTCCTGTGAGCCCTACAATTCTTTTTAATTTAGGTCTTACTTTAAGAAGTGACTTGAACCTTTTAGCTTGATAGGACTTAAAAGATGAAAGCTCATCAATGACCACCATATCAAACTTCCAAGGAATTCCACTTTTTGTAATAAGCCAGTCTACATTTTCTCTATTTATCAAATAGATATGTGCTGGTTTCCCCAAAGCATCAAGCCTTTCTTTTTCACTTCCGATAACAACAGAATAGTTTAAGTGCTTTAAATGATCCCACTTTTTTATTTCATCTGGCCAAGTAGAGTTAGCAACTCTAAGAGGTGCAATAACAAGAGTCCTTGATACATCAAAGTAATCAAGCATAAGTTCATTTATTGCACTAAGGCTTATGACACTTTTTCCAAGTCCCATCTCAAGAAGAACAGCAGATACTGGATGATTTATAATAAAGTCCGTTGCATACCTTTGATAATCATGAGGAAAGTATTTCATCAATAACACCACCAATCTGATTCTTACCATCAATAACAAAGCACTTAAAACCTAACTTCCTAAAATCATCAATTCTTTTCATCTGTAGAGGCCTTGGCTTTTTTCCTTTTGCCTTTAGTTCTACAAAAGCAAACTTCCCATCTGATAAAAATACCATTCTATCTGGAAGTCCATCCATACTCGGACTTACTAGCTTAAGGCAAATACCACCAAGTCCTTTAACCCTTTTAACTAAAGACTTTTCAATCTCTTTTTCTAGCATATTTTTAACCTCCATTCATAATAGGTGCAGGTAGGTGAAGGCTATTTACTATTATTATCTATAGGACTAAAAAAATAAGTATATATATTAATATAAGTAAACACCCTGCATATCCCTGCACCCTTAGTCCTCAAACTCTGATTTCAAACGCAATCCATAGACTATAATGCCTTTTTTAGTCTTTTTCTTTTGAAAGTTTTCGATTTCTAAAACAGAATAAAAATCACCGGCACTTCTAGTAAATTCTCCCGTACGAAGACAATAGGCACGATAAGCCGTATAAAGCTCCCCACTCTTTTCTGTAAAGGTAGGATCAATCTCACAGCACTCATCTAGAAAATGTTTCATCCAGTCATTATTTTCCTTATAGGCTGCAATGGCATCTTGAACTCTCTTAGGAGCATCGATATGGTACTCATCCTTGATTACCTGTTTTGCCCCTTCGATTATCCAAGAAAGAATGGCTCCACCTGCATTTTCAAATAAATACTCCGTGTAGTTCTTGATATCATTTTGCCCTTCAATCTTTGCATCAAATGGGATAACAATAAGTCTACGCCATGTTCCTTTATCAACTGCACCCACTCTTGGAAGATAATTTGTATAAAGAACTAGTGTATGACTTGGTACATAGCTAAAAGGTGACTTAAACTTCTTCTCGGCAAATATCTCATCGGTAGAACACAGCTGTTTTACATTTGATGTATTCATACGCATCCCTTCTTCAAGTTCTGCAGCAATAAGTAGTCTTTTACCCTTTGCCTCAGCTAGCTCCGGTTTAACATTTCGTCTGCAACCAACAGTCAGCATATCTGCAGACATATTCCCGCTATATGTTCCAAGAACCTTTGATACTACATTCCAAAAAGTAGACTTACCATTTCTTCCCTCACCATATGCGATAATAAGTGCCTCCACATAAACCTTTCCTATTGATGCAAGTCCCACTATCTTTTGCACATAGGAAATAAGCTCAATATCATCAACAAAAAATGTATTAATAGCATCAAGCCATATATCCTTACCTTCTTCACTTGGAGATACGGTAGTCTGTTTTGTAATATAGTCTTCTGCCTTATGAGCTAAACGCTCTCCTGTTACAAGATTTATGGTTTCATATGGTGTGTTTAACAGAAATTCATCAGCATCAAGCATAGACTGCTCTACCTGTACCATCGGTCTAACTTCCTTAAGCGCTGCAGATATATATTTTGTATCACGTCTTTTGATGGCATACTTACGATAAACTTCTGCCTGTTCATACTTTTCAAAAGACCTAGCCTGCTCTTTATTAAACTGAGCACTTGCTTTCTTTGGTCCCATTGCTACAATTAAGGCCCATGTGCCATTACTATTCATTGCTGTGATTGCCTTTTGGATTTCAACTTCTGCCTCTTCTAATTGTCTTGCTGTAAGTTCCTGTGCTATTCCTTGAGCATTAGGCTGGGACTCTTCCCAAAAGCTACCGTTATAGACAAGAAAATCAGTAGCTGGCGAGTAGCGAAGTTTATTTTTATACTCCCTAGCAAGCACCACTGCTTGTCCGACATCTGACAAGTCATCCGGCTTAAGATTTAGTTCAAGATTATACTGTTCTGGTGAAATGTAGCCAACTTGATTAGATACCTTATTGCCAAATTTTCTCGCACTGTTCCAAATTGTACTTAGCTCTTCTTCAGAAAGTGGTGGATCACACCTATCTGCTTGCTTCATATATTTCTCATAGGCTTCATTTCCATCACCAAAGCGCTTGATAAGTTTTCCTGCAATATGGCTCATGGTATTATTTCGATTTCCAGACTCAATACTCTCGCCTAGATTTGCAAAGCTATCATCCATAAGAAAGTCTAAAATAGTACTACTACCCTCATATAGTTCTACTTCTGGGGTTGATGTTCCATAAAGAAACCTCGCTGCATCTAAAGCATTATCATCAAAGTATGGAAACACTACTTGTATCTTTTCTTTATACTCAGCATATTCATCAGCATCTGTAATTTCTTCAGTTGGAAAATAGACATGAAATCTTGGTCTAGCCGACTTACTACCTTTGTTTTTCATATGGTTTCTACTGTATGAGGCATAAAAGCATACATCAGGAAAATCCATCGCTACATCAAAGGGTGTTACCCAGTCTTTTTCATCATCCGAATGGTCATTATCACAGTCCATTGGAATACAGTCTGATGAGATGAAGTTATCCTTGTTTCGATAATTCCCTTTAAAAGTTCCTGCAACATGGTCAAAAGAGATAGCCTGAATAAAGCTATCCCTATCTGACACCATTACAGAATTTGGATATATACAATTGCTACTGTTTCCTATGCAAGTAGCCACACTTAAACGGCATTTAAGCATTTATCTCCACCTCCATACTTGTACTATCAAAATACTTAATTACTTGCTTTCTTTTCTCAGCAATCTCAAGCTCCTTCTTCATCCCTTCAGTGATTTCACCACCAAAGACCCACACCTCTTGGCATTTACCAAGAAGTATGATGTCCATAAAAAGTGCATCTTCTCTTTGGTTAATATCCTCATCATTCATAAATGGAAATAAAAGATGCGGTGTAACGGGAATTGCTCCATTTTTATAGGCAAGTTCTGCATAATGAATGGCTTTCTTAATGTTTAAACTTTTATTACCACTATATGGAGCGCAAATATATGCAAGTGGTCTGAAGTTTGGATTTTCAAGGTGCTTCTTGTATGTCTTACTCATAATCTGCCTCCTGTGAAATTTTAGTCAGATACCACTCAAGCTGTCTTTTCCTTGCTTGATAATCTGGAGTAGAAATCAAAAGACCTGCATCAATTTTCTGTAATCTATCAATCAGATACATTTGTCCAGATGTTAGGTACGGACGGATACTTTGACCCTTTTCAATCCCATAAAGTTCTCTTACCTGTTTTGCTGACATTCCAAGAACTAGGCGATTAATCATGTCACATTCATTGCTATAGTGATAAGTCTTTGGATTATCATGAATTAAGGCAATATTTTCTGTTAGAATTGGGAACATTTCTCTAGCAGAGATAATCGTTGTTATGAAGTCCTCCATTTCGTTGAACTTCTTAATATAAAGCTCTTTAAACTTCATGGCCTTTTGTCCGGTATATCCCATTGCCAAAATGGTAAAACCGTCTCTGGTAAGCAGGTAGCAAGGAAGTTTTCTTCCTGTAGAATCCTTATAACTACTCAACTCAAAATTGAGTTTAGTGAATTCTTTACTCAGCCCAGATTTGGGCTCAGTGATTGATTGAATATCACGTATTACATGAGAATGTCTTTTTTCAAAAAACTGTGCGATAAACCTACTGTCCACTCTAGCGGTGTTATACTTATCAGCTAAAATGCCATAATCATTCATTGGAATCATTGCCTTCATGACTAACACCTCCTTCTAAAGATTTAACAAGTCCTTCTACTGCTACTTGGAGTTCTTTAATCTGCTGGTCTTTAACCTTATCCACTGTTTCCAAGTAGGCTATTCTTTCTTCAATAGTCATCTGTTTGACCTCCTGTAAGTTTTTAAGAGCATCATTGCCCTCACATCACAGGCAAAGAAAAAGGACGAGTTTTTAACCTCGCCCTAAAAAATTTCTAATCTTTTTTATAAAATTCGCATTCATAACCATCTGCTCGAAGTATTAGCCCACTTGCCCAAGGCGGTGTTCTTCCCATCTGCTCACAAACAACTTCTAGACTCACCCTTTTATCTGCTTCAATGATGATTTCATCATGAACATGAGCTACAATCTCACAGTTTCTTAGTGTTTTCATGGCATAAACCAAAATATCTCTCGCAATGCCTTGAATAATATTTTCTACAAACTTAGGACCATAGCTTTCTAAACGTTCCCATTTCTTTGTAGTGCCTACTCCTTCATAAGTAACTGACTCTCCTCCAAATTTATTCTCACCTATTCTAGGTTTGACATAGGCAAGCTTTCTTCCTGATGGTAGTTCAACAAATAAAAAACCACTTTTATAACTGAAATTAATACCATGTGTTTCTGTGTTGATTCTTTCTTTTACGCAGGTTTTAACTGCTCTATCAACATCCCACCAAAGACTAGTCACCATAGGATTTGAACTTCTCCATGCATCAACCAGTGGCTGAAGTTCATCTTCTTCTAGTCCCATTTCAAGTGCTCCCATTGCTTTGAGTGCTCCAACAGATCCACCATAGCCAAGTGCAAGTTCTGCAATCTTTCCTTTTTGTCTAAGATGGCTATTTACACCATGTTTTTCAACCGTAACGCCAAACATCTGACTAGCAGATGAACAGTAGATATCCTTTCCTTCTTCAAAGACTTTCATTCTCCATTTTTCACCTGCAAGCCATGCAAGGACTCTCGCTTCAATGGCTGAGAAATCAGCTACGATAAATTTGTTATTATTCTGTGGTACAAAAGCAGTTCTAATAAGCTGGGATAAGGTATCGGGGATATCTTCGTATAGAAGTTCAAGCGCATCTTTATTTCTCCCGATTACAAGTTCTCTTGCTTCAGCTAAATCTGGCAAATGGTTTTGTGGCAAGTTTTGAAGTTGTACAAGCCTTCCTGCAAATCTTCCGGTACGATTTGCCCCATAGAATCGAAACATTCCTCGCTCCCTGTTATCTATGCACGCAGCATTTTTCATGGCAGTATACTTCTTAACCGAGGACTTCGATAGTTGCTGCCTTAAAAGCAGGACTTCTGCAAGCTCCTTTGATGCAGTCTTTAACTCTCTTGCCACTTCTTTTTTACCTAATGACTCCATCTCTAAGCCATTTTCAGATAACCACTGTCTCATCTGTAAGACAGAATTTGGATTTTCTAAGCCTGTAATATCAGATAGTTTTTTCATCAGATTTTCCTTTACATCGAAGTCTAGTCTTATTGCAGATTCCACTAGCACTGGATCTACGGCTATCCCTCTATCATTAATCTCCTGGTCTAAATAAAACTCATCCCATATATCTTCAGAAACCTTAAATTTACTAAGCCTTTCCTGTATAGCCATTTCAACTTCAACATCTCTTTTGTTATATTCCTTAAACTTACTCCATTTGACTTCGTCATGAAAATATTGATTCCTTGTTCTTCCAGCGTTTACCTTTGTCGGATTACATGGAAGGCAGAAGTATTTAATGAGGCTCTTTCCCTCACTTAGCTTTTGCTTGTCTAAGCCTAAAACAGCTCCCACTCCTTCAAGTGACATAGGAAGTCCTAAAGTCGCAGACCAAATCATGGTACACTTCCATGAAGTAGGACTTAAAAATCTAGCTTTTGTTGTGCTTGATGGATGATGGTCTAAAAACGGATTAAGACTTATTCCTTTATCAACTAGATATCTTGATAGGCATACTCTCTCAAACTGAGCATTGAATGCCCACTTGGTCACTTCCTCATCTGTTAAGGCATCAAAAATATCCCTTGGTATTTCTTCTCCTTTTGCAATATCAACTACTTGCACCTCTCCACCATCTATGCTGTAGCCAAACAAAAGAATCTCAAAATCATTGGATTCTGCATACTTATATACACCTGCTTTTTGCAAGTTCACACTGCTATAGCTTTCAATATCGACACTGATGTTTTTCATCTTAATTCACCTCCATTAAGAAATATGGGTGGTAGACGAATCCACCACCCTATGTCTTACTTCTTTCGCAGTTGCTCTTTGATGTCCATATATAGGCTCACTACCGTTTTAGCCACAAAATCAAATAGCAGTGTACCAATAAAAATAGCTAAAAATACATCAATTAGACTCATTGTTCTTTTCCTCCGTTTTCTTCTTTTTTCTATCATCTAACCAGCATTTAATCATGAATCCCCATGATCCTATAATTAGTCCAAGTGTCGCTCCAAAACAAACCGATAACATAAAATTTTGCATCTGTGTCATAACTTACCCCCTACGCTAAGAAATCATCATCTTCAAGACTTGTGAACTCATCTGCTGCATTTACTTTTCCACCTAGTGGTTCACCATCACGAATCTTTTGGATATTTCCAAGTCCACAAGCTACACCCTTATTTCCATTAGAATTAAAAGCATAAAAGTTAAGTGATACTCTCGCATAACAACCGGAATAGACTTCACTACGGTCTAAAATTGGCACTACTCTCTTATCTACGATTTGTGGGGCTGAGGTACTATTGGCATTGATAAAGTAATGACCTTTATACGCCTCATCATCACGCTCAATATCGCCATCACGAAGAGGTAGTTTAATAGCTGCCTTGTTTGGTTTCTTCCCACCAAACTTGCCTACTCCTTCTTCTATTGCTGCATCAATTGCTTCTTCAATTGCCTTAATTGTCTTAACATCATCCTTTGGAATTAAAACTGATACGCTATATTTCTCCGGTCCTCCATTAATGGATTTAGGCTCCCAGCCATTGAAATATGATAGTCTTGAGTCCTTACCTGTAATCACCTTAGTTTTGTTATTTGTCATCTTATTTTTCCTCCATAAATTCATCATTAATATTTGAAATATTCATTGCTTTACGCTTATCCGATTCTGGTACGAGCGTAGGTTTGCCAGATGGTTTTATAATGAGGTCTCCTAGCACTTCCTCAAATTTTGTCTTGCCCATTAACTTTTGCATTTCCGTTAGAGTAATGAGACTAGACTTAAAAATATCGGTATATCCATGTTCTTTTGCCCTTTTTATTACTGCATTTTCATCTTTATACTTACGAACAGATCTACCCTCGACAATCTTAAAGCCAGTCCACTTTTTACCATGATTTACTGCAGATTCTGTTGCATAGTTCATAATCTCATTTGCCCACTTGGTTAAGTCAGGAATAATCGATAAAATCTCTTCGATTTCCTCATCCGTAAGTAGTGGTGGCAGTTTAAATTCTTCCTTGGCAAGTTTTAGCTTATCTTCTGCTCTTGCTCTGCATCTAACAGATGCTCTGCAGAACTTACACCACTCACCGGAGCAGTATTCGCCTTCACCTTTAATGGCCATTTCTGCTTTTGGCTTTAAGACTTCTTCAGCCCATTTTTTCAGTTCACTCGTAGATATCGTATAAGTCGATACATTCTCCCTACGAGGTTGAAAAATTGTCATGCTGATTTCTTTGATGTCATAAATACTTTCATATATTGCTAATGCTCCAAGGGCATAACACTTCATCTGTGGGTTTTCATAAGCATCAACTAAAACACCTAATCCGTATTTAAAATCAATGATATGAAGCATTTCATCTGACACGATAAGACAGTCTGCCGTTCCAAAACCATCGGGAACATACTCTGAAAAATCCACCTTCTGCTCAATAAGAATCATAGGATCCTTACACACTTGTTTTGCGATTTCTAATTGCTCCATCACATAGTCCACATAGGCATCCGTGCATTCTTGCATTTCATCAGAATCATAATCCGATACTGGTCTTTTACTTCTCATATGAAGTGCCTTTTTTAGCTTATGTTCGCAAAATACATGAGCTGCTGTACCTTCTTCTGCTGCCGATGAACTGGTATTTTCAAACTCAAGTTCAAGCACTGCACTTGGTGTACAGTTCAGCCACCTATGAGAACTCGATGGAGATAAAACTGCATGGCCCAGGCCAGCCTCTCTTGCACCGATGGTGCAATTCACCTTCTGCTTAGTCAATTTCGATTCCCTCCGCATCCTTTAATAAGTCTTTATACTTATCTTCAGCCACATCAGATAGCTTCGTTGCACCATACTTAGTAATAAGATCTTTTACTTCAGCTGTTTTACCATGTTGACTAAGTTTTGCAAGCACTGCTCTTACATCTTCTCGTCCAATCTTTTTACTAGGCTCAGCCCTCGGCTTTTCTACTTTTCCATCTTCTGCACTTTCCAATAGCTCTTTAAGATGAGATGTCAGCATCTCTAAATCCTTAACTACCAGTTTCACTACTTCTTTTTCCACAGGGATTCTCCTTTCATAATCTCTTTGACATCGACTGATTCAACGGTTTTACCTGGCTCTAACAAATAGACTTGTGTGTACTCACCAAACAGCCATTTGATTAGCCTTCTTGGCAGCCACATCTGTGCTCCACGTAAAACTTTCGTCTTATCGCCTTTGTCATTTGTTACATTAATAACTACTTTATGCTTCATAGGCTTACTCCTTTCTGTAAGGCTTTCTCCCTTACACATCACAGGCAAAGAAAAAAGACGAGTTTTTAACCCCGTCCAAATTTTTTTAGAAATTATTTTTGATTATCTCTTTTGCTTTGTCTAAATGCTTCTTGACTGCAGATGATGATATATTCATTAACTCTGCAATCTCTGACTGCTTATATCCATCTACAAACATGAGATCAATCACTAACCTCTGCTTGTCTGTTAATAAGGAAAGCACCTCTTCCATACGCTCAGACCATTCAAACATTTCAACCGATTCTTTATCTGAGATAGATGCAATCAATCTTTTATCTGGGTCAATGTCTCCATCAGCATCAAAATCTAGAGATAAGTTATAGTTTCTTGGAAAAGCATCTTTAACTGCATATTTTATAATGTACTTGTTCGGTTTATATCCATACCTTGCTGCAAAGTCGCTGATAAATTTATCTTTCCACTTTTCTATCTCAGCCTTTTCTTCCTCAGTTCTTTCTGGTCTGATATTCTTAAGATTGTAATAAACCTCACTATCATCCATCGAATGTAACATTTTAATATCCAGCTCCGTTACACCATTTTCTCCGGGTTTGAGTGTAATTGTCTTTTCAACGTATAAACCTTTTTCTGTTATTTCTGTTGTTGTGTACTTGTAGACACCACGTTCCTTTTTACTGGTCTTGTAGATTCTCATTAGAAATCCCTTCCTTTCTGCTGATAGCAGTCTGGGCAAGGGATACAAAAAGAGCCGATACTATATGAAGTACCGACTCTTAGTTCCAATTTTAGCCATAGGAAAATAGAGGTACTTCACATAGCACCTCACAGGTAAATCTGTGAGTGCTTGTAATGTATCCCATTGCCCTATAGCTAATCAGGCTCTGTGATATTTTGTTTATGTAGGCCGATTATTCAAATCAGTCACTACTTTGTTATATAAGGTTATTTTTAGAGCTTACCTTCCACTCTTTTTTGTCTGTACTAATGCACTACCAGCTATAGACTTTGATGTCTTGCTGTAACGACTATCTCGAAGAACTTTGCTCGCTTTAGAAGCTGCTGTCTTCGATGTCTGTTTTGAATTCTTAGCCATCTATTTCACCTCTCTTTCTATAAATATTTTATCCAATATTTCACCCCCTCAGTTCGACACTAGATGTCGATAAAATCACTAAAAATAAGTTTTTTAAGTATAAAAAAAAGAGCTATTAATAGCTCTGCAAATCGTAGACAAAGTCTCTTAAGTCATTAATGATTTAAGGGACTTTTCTCTATATAATTGTTAAAAACTAAAGGATAACCTAAAAAACGAAAAAATTGTCGAAAAGTCACAGTATTTTTTACTCTTCTTTGTCAGTATTTTTGCTAGTTTTTTCATATTTAGACACGCAAAAGTTAGGCCTATTTTCATGGCCATTTTTTCTTTACCTATCTGCTGTGTATATCGCATACTATGATTTTCTTTTGCTACTCCAAATACTCTTTCTATTGTTTCTTTTCGTAAATTGTAGATGCTTTTCGTCCCTCTTGTATGTCTAATGTCTTCGCATATATCCATATATTCTTGCCATACATGCCTTGTAACTACCTTCTGATGATTTTTACTTTGGGTGCATTGAGATATATATGGACAACTACTGCAATTTACAGGATTACTTTTATACTCTCTATATCCGTCTCTGTTTGTAGTTGAGTATTTTAGTATCTTGTTATTTGGGCAAATGTAGCAATCGTAATATTCATCATATACATACTCATATTTTCTAAAGAATCCTTTTTTTGTCATTGGTGCTTTATACGGAAAAATTGGCCTTATACCATCATCAATCAACATTCTAGCTATAGCCGGTGTTTTGTACCCTGCATCAGCAACAATTATTTCAGGTTTGAGTTTCTTTATTTTTTCATAAATTGCAGGGAATGTTTTAGAATCGTGTTCATTGCCTGGATGTACTGTATAACTAAGTAACCAGCCATGCTTATCACATGCAGCTTCTATCGCATATGCAAAGACCTCTTTATGTTCTCCTTTATGAAACCAACCACTTTCAGGATCTGTTGTGCTGACTTTCTTTTCTTTAAGTTCGCTACAATCTATGCTAGGGGGATCAACATCATCGTCATCCTTATTTTTGTCTTTTAAGGACTTTTTACCATGTTTTTCTCTATCTGAATTTATTTCCTTTGATAACTGATCATCATAAAATCTCGCAGCTTTCTTTGCTACAAGAATTTTCTTAGCCTTCTTTCTATTTGCGGCTGCTTTGACATGGGTAGAATCTACAAATACAGTTGAAGTATCAACAAGATTCTTATTCATACACTGCATTAACACATTAGAAAAAATCTGCTCAAATAGGTCTGTTCCTTCAAATCTTCTTTTGTAGTTCTTCCCAAAAGTACTGAAATGAGGAACGGGGTCGAAAAAATCCAAACCAAGAAACCATCTATATGCTACATTTACTTCTATTTCCCTTATTGTCTGTCGCATACTTTTTATTCCAAACATATATTGAATGATTGGAATCTTGATTAGTATCACCGGATCTATACTTGGTCTGCCAGTATCTGAAGAATATTTATCTTCCACTAAATCATATATGAATGAAAAATCAATTGTATCATCAATTTTTCTAAGAATATGGTCTTTGGGAACAAGCTGTTCTAAGGAAACCATCTGTATTTGCTCTTTATTGGATGTATTTTTCGTAATCATAGCGCACCTCTTTTCATATATATTATACCACGAAAACATTGAAATCTCAATGCTTTCGTGGTATGGATATCATAAAGATGCATTTGTATTGTACTAAAAACTAGAAAAGTCCACACTTTTACATGTGGACTTTGTCTACAGTCTGAAGAGCTATTAATAGCTCTGTCAAATAGAACTTGCTACAAATAGCTCTTTATAACTATCGACAACACCTGTCGATTTTAAAGTTGAGTTATTTTATTACGTGTACAAAATTCTCGTATTTCACTCAAATCCTTAGCATAAAGATGTTGCAGTATGAAGTCATACCACTGATGATCAGTATCCGAATTTTTCAAGTTAACACTCGAATCATTGATTATTTTCATACTAATTTTATATGGTAAATGTAATGCTAAGCAAATTAGTATTAAAGTATTAATAGAAACAGTTTTACCTGAAATACATCTACCCACAGTTTCATGGTTCAACATTGCTCTTTCGGCAATTTGCTTATTATTCAGGTTTCTCCATTTCATTACAATTTCTAAATTCTTACAATAATCCTGGGTTAATGACAAATATACATCATTTTCCTCTTTTAAAACTTCTGCTAATTTCGCACTTTGTTTTTCTGGTGTTGAATTTTCAAATCCATCATGATAGATTATATCAAAATCAACAGTGGTATTTTTATCACGATTTAAATAGCACTCAGTACTATAGCGTTCCCCTTGGATATTTTTAATTTTGAGTTCAAATACCAAGCAGCATTCTTCCATATGTTTTCTAGCATAATGGGTTAATCTTTGTACCCCAAAAATATCCTTTTCAACATACAGAGGAAGATTCAATACAAAATGTGAATCGACAAAAATGTACTCGCCTTTTTCAATTTTTTCACGAAATGGCTGACTAGTATATTTAAGCAAAGCCGCATCATAAGCGGATATAGAAAAGGTTTCATTTTTCTTTAAATATTCTTTTTTATATGCTGTATGTGGCTCTACATAATGCCCATCTAAATAAATAAAGGCTCCAGCGGCTATATCATATCCTGCTTCAATCAATCTGATTTTAGCAGCAGTTCTCGAAACTCCATAAAAATTTGATAATTCATCAATCAAAGGCTGGATAATATCTAAAACATCAAATAAATCAGTTTCTCTGCGAATTTTAGAAATCAATTGATCTGTCTTGACCTTAAATTGCTTCAAAGGCATTTGAATTTTTGGCGCAAGCGAATTTGCTTGCCACTCCATCCAATCAACAGAAGTTCTAGTTTGACCAAGTATCCCACCAATAACCTTACAACCTATATTTGATAGTGAATTGTCGTAAAGTCTAGCAAGAGCAAATGCTTTTTGATGAATACCCCAGTGAACACATTCATGAACTATAGTATTGTTCATAACTCCTAAATTTGACAAAAACGAAGCATCTTTGTCGACTAGAATTGTTCCTCGCTTGAAACACTGTTTGATGTACTCGCCTTTTGAAGTATCATAAACTTCAGTTTCAGAGGTCTCAAAAAAGCATCTTCCAAAAACTGTTTTATCAGCAGTTATCTGTGCGAATTCAAGTTTTGCACCCATTGTATCGGCCAGTTTAATAGGATCTAAATATATAGGATTTTTTAAAGCATCAGGATAATATTTATTTAAAAAATCTTCTGACACTTTTTCCAAATCATTAGTTGAAATAACGGCAACTAGAGAATCGTCTAAAGGTGATTGCACTTTATTTTTACCGTTATAAAGTCCATAGTTCAGAATATTAAAATCTTCTAATTGTTTATCTAAATCACCTGTACATTCTAATAACAGCCATACTGTTTTTTCTTCATAATCATCGTAGTGATAATCCCCCTCTTGGATATTGAAAACAACTGAGATGGCTACAGCAAACTGTATTTCAGTGTCAGGCTTATCTTCAACCCAGACGTGTTCAACTTTTACGTCTGATATCTCAATTTCGCCTACTCTATGAAGCTTGTTGGATAGTCCTTCTACGTAGTCCGCATTATCTCTAAGAAATTCTTCAGCAACCGACCAGAAATTATTGTCAAATCTTCTTTTAATGTAATCTGTAAATGAGCGGTTTACTGCCAT